GGGTTGATTGTGGCGAAGTGGGCGGACGGGCGATTTGGGTGACAGCTGGGCGGACAAAGTTGCCGTCTAATGCGACATGCGAAAGATCTGCTTCCGACCCAAGCGAGACATTCAAGATGGCCAATCTGCGCCGCTGCACCACTTTCGCATTGCAGCCGTTCGTGTATCACGCCCAAAGCCAAAGGGAAGCCAATCGAAAGGTTTGATATGCCTCAATGCGATGGCCTGTCCGTGTGGTATGACTTGACAGCGAGATTTACCGGACTGCCGAAAAATTAGCGACGTGAGGACACCGAGCATGTGCTTTTCCGCCACCGCCAGCTTCACGACAGCAGCTGTACTACTACCAGTGGCGGCATATACAATCAGGACTGCCTTGAAGACAGACCGGCGATATCTGGGGTTCTCAGTCTTCCCTCTCTTTTTTGGTATTCAGCAAGCCTTGGAAGGGGGGCTTTGGATAAAAATCGCGCAGCCGGACCCTGCGCAATCACATCTTCTTGCCTTGGGTTTCTTGTTTTTTGCCTATCTCGTTTGGCCATTCCTGGTGCCGTTCGCGACGTTTCTCATTGAACCGCGCAGAAAACGAAGAATGGTTTTCTTGGCTCTGAGTGCCTTGGGGCTCTTGTTGGGGCTGTCTCTTTTCGTACCGTTGGTTTTCAATCCAGATTGGGTGCCGCTTAGGATCGTGAATTACTCTATTGACTACAACTCACGACTGATCTGGGAGGGCATCGTGCCATACGGTCTCATTCGGGTCGTCTACGCCGGCATCGTTTGCCTGCCTTTGCTCTTGTCGTCTGAAAAACATATCAAGATTTTCGGCGTGATAATCACTCTTTCCGTCATCGCAGGCTTCGCGTTCGCTCACTATGCATTCACCTCGGTCTGGTGTTTCATGGCGGCAATCGTGTCGAGCTACCTGTTGTTTGCAATGAGAGATGTCAGCAGGCGTAATACGGAGTGAGCCAAATCTGTTTGTGGCCTGACTTGCAATCCGCCGTTCTGAACTTCGAGCTGTCACCGATGTCTTTTGGTCCGGAACCGTATGCCGTGAATGTCCGGTCTTGAGGCTTGCTTGCGTGGGTTCATTTGTCCGCGCAGCAAAGGTCCGCGTTCCGCTTGACGCTGCCGACGGCGCGGTTTGCAACATAACGCACTCTGGGCTCCTTGTGGTCATCTGATATTTTTTATCGGGCTTGGCGTATCGCTGACCAATCCAATCGATGGACCTGCGACCGGCCGCCGTTTACGGCCCTAATGTTTATGTCTCAGTTCGAGTTCCTATCGGCACTCAAGTCAGGAATAGCCAATGCCCACCCCCCGCGAAACCATCCTCGCCGCGCTGCACACGCGGCTCTCGGCGCTGCCCGCCACGGCCCTGCGCGGTGAGGTCCTGCCCGAGCGCGTGCCGGCCGAGGGGCTGATGATCCTGCGCGACGGCAGCCCGGGCGAGCCCGGCGTGACACTCTCGCCACTTGCTTATCATTACCAGCACCGCGCTGAACTGGAGGTGATCGTACAATCAGGCACCGAGCGGGACAGCCTCTTTGACGCACTGACAGCGCAAATCGGCGCCGTGATCGCAGCCGACCGCACGCTGGGCGGCCTCTGCGACTGGGTCGAGCCCGAGGCGCCCGAACCGGTCGACCTGCCCGTCGAGGGCGGAGCATCCCTCAAGGCTGCCATCATTCCGGTGGTTCTGCATTATTCCACGGCCGATCCGCTTTCCTGATCATCCGGGGCTGGGCCCGTTGATTTTGCGCGGGGGATGCAGGCCCCCTCCACCTGCGCGCCGCTCTCGATGCTCAGGCTGTCATAGGAGATGTCACCGGCCACGCGGGCGCTGGCGTGCAATTGCACCGCGCCGCCATTGATCTGGCCCTTGAAACGCCCCTTGACCGTAATGCTTGAGGCGCGAAGTTCGCCTTCGACCTCGCCGGCCTCCTCGATAATGATCCCGGCAGCTTCGACGTTGCCGTTCACGTAGCCAGGTAGTTCGACCGTGCCCGGAAAATAGAGCTCGCCGGTAATACGCGAGCCGGCACCGAGGTGCGAGCGGCCGCCAGACCCGGACTGGGCGCGCGGTTCATCCGTCATTCAGTACTGTCCCTTCTTCGTTTCCTGCCGCCTGATCGACGGCACGACTATAACTGCACGACTATACAGGAGAAACCACGATGGCACGAGCGCAAGGCGCGCGGGCGCAGATGGCGCTTGGCTTCGAGACGACCTATGGAACCCCACCTGCGAGCGGCTTCACGCGGATGCCGTTTGCCAGCACGACGCTGGGCGCGGAGCAGCCGCTGCAAACATCGGAGCTTCTGGGCTATGGCCGGGATCCTCTGGCGCCCATAAAGGACGCGGTGACGGCGGATGGCGATGTGGTCATTCCGATCGATGCCCGGGCGTTCGGGGTCTGGCTGAAGGCGGCCTTTGGCGCGCCTACAACCACGGGGCTGGAGGCGCCCTACACCCACGCGTTCCACTCCGGCAATTGGTCGCTGCCGAGCTTTTCGATCGAGACCGGCATGCCCGAGGTGCCGCGCTATGCGATGTATGCGGGCTGCATGGTGGATTCCCTGAGCTGGCAGATGGCGCGGTCCGGGCTCTTGACGGCCACGGCGCGCATCGTGGCGCAGGGCGAGGAGATAGCGCCATCCACGCAGGCTGGCTCTCCCGCGGAGGTGTCGCTGGTGCGGTTCGGTCACTTCAACGGATCCGTGACGCGCAACGGCACCCTGATCGGGGATATCGTGTCGGCCGATGTCAATTATGCCAACAACCTTGATCGCATCGAGACCATCCGGGCGGATGGCAAGATTGCGGGGGCCGATCCGTCGATCGCGGCGCTGACCGGAAGTGTCGGCGTGCGCTTCTCGGATCAGACGCTGGTGAGTCAGGCGCTCAACGGTGAGCCCTGCGAGCTGGGGTTCTCCTATGCTCTGGCCTCGGGCGAAAGCCTGACGGTTACGGCGCACGCGGTCTATCTGCCGGTGCCGCGCGTGGAGATCTCGGGGCCGCAGGGGATCCAGGCCACGTTTGACTGGCAGGCGGCGAAGGACTACACGGCGGGCCGCATGGCGACGGTCACTCTGGTCAATGACGTGGAGGTTTACTGATGCTGCGTCTCAATCTGGACAATAGTGAAGCCGTTTGGGTCGATCTTGGCCACGGTGTGCGGCTTTTTGTGGAGCCGCTCTCGACGGCGGTGATGCTGGCCGCGCGCAGTGATCCTGCGGTGATTGCCGCAGCGGGCACGGCGGCGGATCTCGAGGGGGCCGCGGATCCCGGGCGCGATGAGACGGTGGCTGTCATCGTGGCAAAGGCGGTGGCGCGCCTCGTGGTGACGGACTGGGAGGGCGTGGGCGATGAGGCTGGCGCGCCGATCAAGCCGACACCCGAGGGCATCGCTGCGCTTTTGGATATCTGGCCCATGTTTGAGGCCTTCCAGGAGAAGGTGGTCGCCGGCGCTATGCTGGTGGATGCGGAAAAAAACGCCTGACCGCTCTCGCCGACTGGGAGTTCGGCGGGGGCGGTGACTATTGCGCGGCCTGCAAGGGCGCGTGCCCGGATTGTCCGGGTATCCTCAATGCGCCCCACACGCTCGAGGGCTGGCAGGTCTGGGATCTGGTGCAGCGGCTCGGGGGCCAGGTGCGGGTGGTGGCGAGCGGGCAAGGCGGGGCTGTCACCGGCTGGGACATGAGCGCAGCTTTGCACCTGGGCATCGCGCTTGGGCTTTCGCCTCGCATCATTGCGGAGCTGTTGCCGGCGATCGAGGCGGTGATGGTGCGCAAGGTGAACGAGCAGAGTGGCTCAGGCGGCCTCGAGGGGCTTGATTCCTGACACGTCGATAGTTTCGCGGGCCCGGGCAAGGTCCCAGGCGCGCTGGAGGTTCATCCAGTATTCCGGCGTCGTCGAGAAGAACCGTGCCAGCCGCATGGCGGTATCGACCGTGATCGCGGTCTCACCTTTGACCAGGCGCTCGATGCGGGTGCGGGGCACGTTGAGATGCGCAGCCAGTGTAATCGCGCTCATGTCGAGCGGCACAAGATAGAGCTCGGCCAGGACTTCGCCTGGATGGGATGGGTTGGTCATGAGGCTCATGGGGTCCACTCCTGGTGATAGTCCACGATCTCGACCTCGGCAGGCCCCTGATCGGTCCAGATGAAACAGATGCGCCATTGTCCGTTGATGCGCACCGAATGTTGTCCGGCGCGGTCACCGCTCAGGGCTTCGAGATGGTTGCCCGGCGGAAACCGCAAATCCTCGAGTCCGACCGCGGCGTCCAATGCCGAGAGCATGGCCCGGGTTCGCGTGATCAGATCAGCCGGGAAGCCCTTGCCGAAGCGGTCCTGAACCGCGCCTGCGGCGAGCTTTCCACGTGTGCAGACGATCATGGCTCCATGTATCATGGCGTGATACATTATTCAAGGGCGCTGTTCTGATGGCCACAAAACAAGTCTCGGTGCGCCTGTCGGCCACGGGCGGGCGCCAGGTGCGCGCCGAGCTCGAGGGGGTGGGCAAATCCGGCACGAAAGGCATGCAGCGTCTGTCGCGCGAGATGGACGCGGCCAACAGGCGCATGGCGGCGTTTGCGCGCCGCGCGCGGGTTGCGGCGGCGGCCGCGACTGCTGCTGTCGCCGCGGCCGGCGTGGCGCTGGTGCGCAACGGGCTGCAGACGGTGGATGCGCAGGCCAAGCTGGCGCAGTCGCTCGATACCACGGTGGCGAGCGTGCAGGTGCTGGAGCGCGCGGCGGAGCTGAGTGGCTCAACAATGGCCGATCTCGAGGCAGGCGCGGCGCGGCTGACGCGGCGCCTGTCGTTGTTCGCGGCCGATGGCAGCGGGCCGGCGGCCAGCGCGATCGAGCGGCTGACCCTCAACGCGGGTGAGTTGCTGCGCCTGCCACTGGACAAGCGCATCGAGGTGGTGACCGATGCCATTCGCGACAATGCAGCGGCCTCGGAACAGGCGGCGCTGTTCTCGCAGTTGTTTGGCGACCGGGGCTTTGTGGCCTTCCAGCGGCTGGACAGCGCCACACTGCGCCAGGCGACCGAGGATCTCGCGGCCTTCGGCGTGATTGTCTCGGAGCAGGACGCGGATCAGATTGAGCGGACCAATGACGCGCTGTCGCGGCTCGGGCTCATCGGGCGCGGGGTGGCAAACCAGATCGCCGTGGCGGCGGCGCCGGCCCTGGAGACCCTGGCCGACGCCTTGGCCTCTGTCGCCAGTGTGACCGGGCCGGTCGGTCGGGCGATCACGGGGCTGATCGGCAATCTTGACCGGATCGCGGTCTATGCGGGCACGTTCGCGGGGCTCATGGCGGGCAAATGGGTGGCCGGCCTGGCGGCGGCGGCGCTGTCGGTGCGGGGCCTGGCGACTGCGCTGGTGGTCCTGAAGGGTGCCTTGATTCGCACCGGGATTGGCGCGCTGGTCGTGGGGGCGGGCGAGCTGGCGTGGTGGTTTACCAGGCTGGTGCGCGGGGCTGGCAGTTTTGGCGCGGCGATGGGGCTGTTGAAGGATCTGGCCTCGGAGGTCTGGTCGAAGGTATCGCTCTCGGCGCAGGCGGCCTGGGCCAATGTGGAGGGCAGCTGGGCCGATGCGCAGGCGGCGATCCTCGACGGGCTGCAATCTGCGACAGACGGAATTACGTCCTGGGCCAATAGCACGATCAACACCTTTGAGGGCACGTTCCTGGCGGTGCAGGCGATCTGGGACGCTTTGCCGGGGGTG